ATTGCAATTTTGGTTATTGCTTATTTTATGAATGGTAGAAAATGAACATTGATGATTTGAATTTACAACCATCTGTTGATGATGTTGATGAATTTCTATTGAAGTTTTGTATTCAACATAAGTATCCATCCTTGATGGCATCTTCTATCATTCTTGCTCGACTGCTACATTTAAACAAACAGGCAGGCAATATTGATGACTTTGCCAAATTATTAAGTACCATATTTGATGGCATTGTTAATAAAGATTATGAACGACCGGAGAATTTACATTGAAAATATATTTAAGTAATTATCGTAACCATTGGATAAGTCCGTATACAATTATGGACAAAATAATCTATTGGCGTAAGGTCGATTATGATTCAAATTTGGCCAAGATATTTAATTGGGTATTAACGCCATTCTGTTTACTCTTACAGAAGATATTAGATACTATTCGGCCGCAAATTACTTATGTGAAGATTGATAGGTGGGATTCATGGTCAATGGACCATACTTTATCTTATATTATTTTACCATTATTGAAACAATTACAATCCACTAAACATGGCGCCCCACATACGGATGATGAAGATGTGCCAGAGTATTTGCGTAGTCACATGACACAACCAAAAGAGAATGAATGGGACACCGACAGTTTACATTTCATGCGGTGGGATTGGATTCTTGCTGAAATGATTTGGGCCTTTGAACAAAAGGTCGATAATGATAGTGATGAACCATTTTTTGACCATTCTGTGTGTAATGGTAAGGCACCATGGGATAAGGATTACGTTGGTCCAAAATTTGATGAAGAAGGTTATAAAAAACACCATGACCGTATGCAAAATGGTTTTGTATTATTTGGAAAGTATTACCAAAACTTATGGGATTAATGAATATATTTAAAAAACCAAAAGTTGAGTTTCTTTGTTTACATCCAGGTGCCTTAGAAACTTATCCTATTGTACCTATACACAAAGCAAGGCCGCAATGGTTAAATGATTCTCTAGTAGAATTTATTAATTTAAAAAACCAAGGTAATGCAGATAAAAGTGTGGCAAGATGTCCAGGTATTACAAAGTTATATAAAACCGGATGGGTGGTTCAATCTTGGCAAGATATAAAAATATCTGTTGATAAAGATGGTGCGTATGAGTGGGCTTGTAGTATCGATGAAAGCAAATTGGTACCAGAAAAACCTAATATGATTTCGAATCACATGAGTGACAGCTTTAAACATTCAGAATATCTTAAAAACAAAGTACCAATTTTAAAATTACAGTTACCTTGGGCTGTTAAAATACCAAAAGGTTATAATATGATGTTATTGCCTTTGCCGTATCAAGAACACGATTACTTTACCGTTGCAAGAGGAATATACGAAAGAGATTATGGATATTTCTTATTGAATTTGCCTTTGTTGTGTAAAGGTGAAAAGTATGAATTTACAATTGAGGCAGGTATGCCTTTGGCACATTTGGTTTTAATTAAAGATGAAAAAATAGATAGTGTAACTCGATATGCCACGAAGAAAGAAATACAAGATATTGTTACAGTTTGTTCTATAAAAGCATCAAAACATTTACCCAATTTCAAACTAATGAAAGAGCAAATAAAACGAGTGTTTGAAAAGAATGGAAAATGCCCGTTTCATTAATATAAAATTATAGGCCTAGAGTGAATAAAAATTTAAAAGATTATGTTAAAATATACCACAATCATATTAACAAATTGATTTGTGAAGAAACTGTTGAAGAATTAAAAACAGTAACTTGGCATCCTAATACTTTTGTTAGTTATGAAAAAAACGATGAAAGAAGTTTGAGTGATGAAAATGAATTGGATGTTTCTTACGATAATATTTCTACCCGTGGTACATTAATGTTGGACATCCATCGTGGCCTAATGAATTATATTGTGGATGATTTTAAATTTGAATGGTTTAACGGATGGAGTGGTTACTCTGCAATTAAGTTTAATCGATATCTCGAAGGTCGCCAGATGGCACAACATTGTGACCACATCACCATCAATGAGGATGGTTTGCGTAAAGGCATTCCAGTTTTGAGTATCATCGGAGTGTTGAATGATGACTATGAGGGTGGTGAACTAGTTATGTTTGAAGATGAAGTCATTGAATTGAAACAAGGCGACCTGGTGGTGTTCCCATCAAACTTTTTATATCCACATCGTGTTGATCCGGTAACCAAAGGTGTCAGAAATACCTTTGTATCATGGGCTTGGTAATGATACCATACTATTACCTCTATATCGCCAAGCAATCATTGGCTGGTGCCAAGAAAACCATTGTATTGATGGGTGGTGAAGATGAGTGCCAACCTATGTTATTGGGTCAAAGAGATATGCTGGAGTTAGAAGTGGAATATTACCGTGAACAATCTGCCAAGTTTACCATTGGCCTGTTGACTTTAATTACCTTTTGTGTTACGATTGGTATCTTACATTATCATTATGGAGTGATTTCATGTTTAATTCTTTAGTCGTTTGGTTTAGTAATAAAAAGTCTTTGATGGTATTTGGTACCTTTGTATTTTTGGTAACTATTATCTTAATGCCTCATGTGCAGGATAGAATGTTAGCTGGATCGAGTGAAAGTGATATTAAGAATCATTTGGTATGGTCAGTAAAAGGTGAATGTTATTTTGTTAAACCTTTAAATGCCACGGATAATATTTTAGTTCGTGTAAACGACTGTGATAAGAAGTAATGCATCTTAATTCAGCTTTTCCCACACCAATTTATGAAACATTGTTGCAAGATGAGGTTGTTGAACAACAATTTAAATTGGTAGTTGATGATTTAAAATCAAAGAACGAATTTGCATTAAATCTTACTACTGAATGTCAATATCTTAGTGATCCAACATTCTCAAAAAGTTTGTTTGATTTATATGATTTGAGTAGATTTAAAATGTATCTCGAATATCATATCAAACAATATGTTAAAATGGTCGTGCCTACATATGTAACCAATAGAAAATATGATTTTGATATTGAAACTAGTTGGTTGACTTTAAATAAAAAAGGACACTATTCACATCTACATCACCATGCTGATGCGGATATATCTGGTGTATATTATGTTAAAACTAATGGAAATGACGGTGAATTGATATTCGAAAATCCCAATAGATTAATTACGACTTCTTATTTGCTGAACACATGGCAAGAATCAATGCACTACGTTCCGCAAGAAGGTAAATTGATATTATTTCCTGGATGGTTAATACACAGGGTGAACAAAAATGAAACTGATAACGAAAGAATTAGTTTTTCATTTAATGTTATGTTTAAAAGAGGACAGTAATGAAAACAAACAAAGATTTTAGATTAAGTAAAACATCAAAAAGAATTTTATCCACACTACCAGATGGTTTGCGTGGTCATTGGAAGAAAATGATGATTGATGCTGAAAGTGCAGAGAAACGGGCTAAGTTGGCCAAATTGAGTATTAAAAATGAAAAAGGAGAAGCATAATGGCATTATTTGTTGAAGTGGATTCAGTCGATAAAGGCTGTAAAGTTATTTTAAATATGGATGAGGTAATGGAAGTTGCTCCAATGGCAACCGGCGGATGTCATCTTTTTCTAACTGATGGTCGTATCTACAAAGTGAAGGACAATTACCCATTGTTTCAACAATTTGCTATGCAAACTGTATCTTCTGATGATATCGCCAAACGTGTTAAATCGTTAAAGAGTGCTGCAGGTACTTTGGATATTCCTAAACTGTAATGAATGATTTGTTTTATAATGTATTCGATTGGATTCATGAAGATTGGAAGTCAGGCAAGATTAGGTTCGTTATTGAATTATTGGCGTGGGCAATCTCTATTGGTTGTTCCATCACAATGGCTCTCACCGTTCCTAATCCACCTCTTCTAATTTTATATCCAATTTGGATTATTGGTTGTGCTTTATATTTGTGGGCTGCTTATACTCGCAAATCTTTTGGCATGGTCGCAAACTATTTGTTACTTACTACTATTGATACAGTTGGCTTAATTAGAATGATATGAATATTTTTTACTTAGATAATGATCCTGTGAAATGTGCAGAAATGCACAACGATAAACACGTTATTAAAATGATCCTTGAATATGCTCAATTACTTTCTACCGCACACCGTATTCTTGACGGTGTTCTTACTATTGGTGTATCTAAGCTTGGTCGCAAACAACAGCGTTACATTCTCAATGATGAGCGTGAGCAAGTGCTTTATTCCGCTACTCATGTTAATCATCCTTCTGCTGTATGGTGCCGACAAAGTGATTCAAACTATATTTGGTTAACCAAGTTGTTGATGGCTTGCTGTAAAGAATATACCTATCGTTATGGTAAAGTCCACAAATGTGAACAATCTGGACTGGTACAAGAATTGTTTTCAAAATTACCAAATAATATACCACGACAAAGAAATTTTACAGGTCCAACACCTGCCATGCCGGATGATTGCAAGGTTGAAAGTGATGCATTATCATCGTATCGCAATTATTACAATCTAAATAAAACGCACCTTGCCAGCTGGAAAGGCAAGATTAATTCACGGTCCGCACCATCATGGTTTACACCAGATGTTGCGTATAAATACTAATACTGACTATATTATTTAAAGGAGAAAGTTATGCCAAATCCAAATTGGATGCCACCTGGTCGTTACGGAGTTAATGATGCAATTGCTAGCCTAAGACCCGGTGCAATGTATCAATTAGAAAATACTACATTTAAAAAGTGGTGGCATCATGCAGATGCACCAAAATGGGAAGAAATCTTGGCCGAATCTGACCGATTAAAGCTTGAAGCCTATAAAGAAATGCGTGCTGAACACTATCCACCACTTGCAGAATTTGCTGATGCATATTATTGGCAACAAAAAGGTGATCCAGAGCCTATGTTAGATTATCTGGCCAAAATCGATGAAGTTAAGAAACAGTTTCCAAAACCAACACAAGAACAAATCGATGCCAACGTATGATTTCATAAACAAAGATACCGGTGAACGTCAAGAACACCGGATGTCCTATACAGCTTTAGACCAGTTTAAACTGGATAATCCACACCTAGAACTGCACATATTTGCCGAGAATCTACCTGTCATGGGTGATGGTGTTCGTATGTCAGTTCCAGGTATTGGTCAACCTCATGCAGCATTCGAAAAAGGTGTTATTCAAAGGATGAAAGAAACTATTCCTGGTAATACCATGGCCGGACACAAAACTAAATTACCAAGAGAATGGTAAAAACAATCCACTCTCTGCCCGATTTACTGATAAACCGAGGAGGTATTAATGCCAAAGTTGCCCCCGTAGTAAAAGCTCAAAAACTATCCGATGATAATAATAACAAGAGGAGTTTTGATGAGCAAAAAAAGAGGAATGTCCAAACAGCAGCGGTTATACTACGAATATCAAAACAAGGACAGAGTAAGGCAAGAACTGATTGAGCTTATTAAGCAAGAAAAAGAATTTAGTAATTACCAACAACAATATAGATATACACAAATTAATAATTAGGAATTATAATGATTTTTGAGATCCATGCGGAAAGAAGTGCTGACGATAAAGCAGTTTTTTATTATGACAATCAGGCCAACATATTAAAAACCGCTGATGGTTATGTTTTTAAAACAGAGAAACCAGATTGGTATAATCCACGGAAAGAAGAATTCGTTCCTTTCGACAAAGACCATCCACTCAAAAAATCCAAACTGATTACCCTTCTCAAAATCCAAATGGGTTTGAGTTGTAACTATTCGTGTGACTATTGTTCACAGAAGTTTGTTGAGCGAGCACCAGAAACATCCAAAAAAGATATTGATGCTTTCATGAAAAAATTGGAAGTATTGGAGTTTGATGAACAAAAAGGTTTGAAGATTGAGTTTTGGGGTGGTGAGCCATTTGTATATTGGAAGACCATGAAGCCATTGGCATTGGCTCTCAGAGAAAAATTTAAACATTGGAAAGTTAAACCACATTTCTCAGTCATCACCAATGGTTCAATTCTAACTGATGAAATTATTGATTGGTTGATGATGTTGGACTTCTCTATTGGCATTTCACATGATGGACCTGGACAATCTGTTCGTGGTCCTGATCCATTTGAAGATCCGGAACACAAAGAAAGAGTATTAGGTTTCTATCGTATGATGAAACGCCTGAAAAAAGGTATTAGTTTTAATGCGATGATGAACTCTAAAAATAGAAGTCGTAAAGAAGTATTCGATTGGTTCGTTAAATTCACCGGTGATCCTAATGTTATCTTAGGTGAGGGTGGTATTGTGGATGCCTATGATGAAGATGGTATTACTAATTCATTACTCACCAAAAAAGACCATTTCGATTATCGTAAACAATCATTCAAAGATATCTATGTAACCAATGGTAAAATTGGATTTTCGGGTATTATGAATAAGGTAGATTCATTTATTCGTTCCGTGTTGTTGCATGAAGAAGCCAAGTATCTTGGTCAGAAATGTGGTATGGATGATGAACACGTTATGTCCATTGACCTGCGTGGAAACGTATTGACTTGCCAAAACGTAAGTGCAGTAGAAACCTCTAAAAACGGAGAATCACACAAAGGTGGTACATTGGATGATTTTGATAATGTTGCCATTAAGACCTCGACACATTGGTCCAATCGTAAGGAATGTTCTACCTGTCCAGTCCTACACCTCTGTAAGGGTGCGTGTATGTTTTTAGATAAGAAGTTTTGGGATATCTCTTGTGCCAATGCTTATTCTGATAATATTGGTTTGTTTGCAACCGCCTTCCGTGCGATTACTGGTGGTTACATCCCAACACTCATTAAGGGTGACGGACTACCCCTAGAACGTCAGGATATCTTTGGAACCGTGTTTGAACACAAGGAAACACCAATCAAAAAGATTATACCAATCAAGGTGGTTAGTGAGATTACCAAGGAAGTTGATGGTGTGGCTGTGTATGGAAAATCGGTCGTTGAACAATCCGATACAGTATAAATACTTCATTAACAAATTAATTTGGCGTTGAGAACATGACACTACCAGCAAGAATAAGCAATCCAATCGGAATCAAGGATATTAATGTGGAATTAGGTCTATCACCGACCTATTCTTCCTCATTACAATTCTTAAATGGCTTTCTGGCCGCACCATCAGCGGCACCTAACTTAGGTTCTTTTTACGGTCTAACATATTTTGCTTTGATTACAGGCAACTGTGCCAATGGTAATTGTTCTGCATCTCCAAACAACTGTCAATATCAATGTGTCAACTGCTCTAACTGTAATACAATTAATTGTACCTCTACTGGTACAAGATTATTACAAGAAAAGTGCAATTGTGCAGGTCCGACATTCAATTGTAGCGTAATTACAAATCAATTATACAACTGCGCTTGTGATTGTGCTTGTGATTGTGCTTGTGATTGTAACTGTCCACCAACTGACTGTGCGCCACCGAGTGACTGTGCCTGTGCTCCAGCTGACTGTGCGTGTGCTTGCGATTGTAATTGTAGTAAAATTATTTGTGCTAAATTGCACGAAGAAGGTCTGTTGGAAGAAAGAATTTGGACTGCTGACCAAATCTATGGTCGTTATCTACGCAAGAATGATAAGCAAGTATATCGTGGATATATTCGTTGGGCTCGTGTTGTTACCGCATGGATCGATGGTCGTGGACCAACATTTATGATATGGGAACCAAACAAAGAAAAACGTAAAGAAAAACAAGCTGCTGCAACACTTAAAATTGCAACACTACTCGGCCAACCTTGGGCAGCACACATGGCATTCCTAATGGGTGCTGAAAAAGAAGATAACACGATGGGTCGTTTGATTATGGATATCGGTAAACCAATTTGTCGTTGGGTTGACCATATGCCTAGAGTATCCAAATCACATCGTCATTCATTACCGGTTCTATACAGTATGTGGGTAATCTCTTACTCTGTATATGTGGCTGCTTATGTTGGTGCTAAAGTAATTGATGCTAAACAAAAAATTAAACTTGCATTTAACAAATTAAAAATTAAGGGATTCAAATGGTAAGCCAAGATAATGTAAAAATTCTTTGGGATGATGTCAATGGTTACATTACTATTCAAACAACTGAAGGTAATGAGATTGTAATTAATTCAGGAGATACTGTTGCAGAATGTGAAGGTGGATTTATTACTGCTAACGTATCTGAAGTAGTATTAACTGACATGAAACGTGTTCATGTTAAACAATACTTTGATAATGATATTAATGGCAGAATTATTAACTTACCATTATCAGCAAGAAATAAATTCTTTAAGATGTTGCATGAAAATGCTGTTATATTATCTTCCGTTTTTCCATCCAATGGATTCCCAATCATCGAACATATTTTAGGAATACCTTGGGCTGCAGCTGAAAATAATCCACATCCGGGTATAAATTTTGAATATCAATGCAAAATTATTGAGTTATATGAAGAATGGAAGGCAGCATACGCCAACCCTTAATTATGTTTTACAAACTGAAAAATAATGTTGTAATTGATAATTATGAACCACTTGAAGAAACAATCTCATATGGCCAGGAAGTTGACGGCCATTTCAAAGGTATATCTTACCACTTTGTAAAAGTAAATCAAGCAGATAAATTGTTCTCATTGATACCAAAACGATATCATGGGAACTTTTACACTCAGTTAATGCAAATCAACACAGATATACCACCCCACACAGATAGTGGCATATCATTTACAATCAACCATTATATTGAAACACAAAACTGTTTGACACAATTCTATAATATTAATAGTAACAATCCAATGGTCACTAAGTTGACTATGCAAACCACGGGTAGAATCTATCGTGGAGAAGATTTAACACCCACGGATAGTTTTGTTGCACAATCGGGTGAAACTTGGATATTGGATGTCAGTAAACCCCATAGCGTCAAACCTTTATCTAAATTTGACAAAAGGTTGGCGATTACGTTATCATCCATGAAATATAATTTTAATGATGTATGCAATATGTTGCGAGAAACGGGGAATTTATAATGTTTTACGAAAGATTGGGTTTTGATGTCAATATCGAACAACTAAGAAAAGATGTTGAAAAATATGCTTTTACCGCAGGTGAACAATTCATTCAGGGTAAAGATTACGAAAGTAAAAATTATAATGGATTTGGTGGATGGAGTATACTCTCAAGAACGGGTGAGTGGCAGGACGGATGGGAAGTATTTCATGCTGATGATGATGACCTAAAGAAAATCTTATTTAATAGTGAACATACATGGAAAGCCATGAAGTATTTGGGTGTATCTGATGCCATGGAACACAAGAATGAAACTCAGGTATGTAAAGGTGAAATCAAACGTGTTATGAACCAATTGAAGTTTATGGGATTCTATCCTCGTAGAGCCCGCATTACTTGTTTAAAGGCGGGTTCCAAATCATTAGTTCATCGTGATTGCGGTGAAGAAAGATACATGGCACGAATTCATATTCCAATCATTACTAATGAAGATTGTGTTCATATCTCCGAGGGTGAACACTTGCATATGCCAGCCGATGGTGGTGTGTATATGTTGTGGGTAAACAATTGGCACCAAATTCGAAACGATTCTAAAGAAGATAGATATCATATTATTATGGATGCTTGGGATACAAAATTTCTAACTAAGAATTTTGGTTTCAAAGGTGATATAAACCAATTAGAGAAACAAGCAAAGCATCATCGTAAAATGGTTGATGAAGCCATACTAACACAACAGGATATTAGATTCTTTGATGAATTAAAAGCTGACTTTATTTCTAAGATACCTCAGAAAATATGATTCATAATTTATTTGCGACACCAGTATTAACTGAGGTGTATGATAATCCTGATTTTTTAAATTCTGCTTTACTGCAAGAGGCGGAAGGTAATTATGGATTTGAATTATTTGATTTAGATACTCTATCGGTAAATACATTAAAGAATTGGATTAAAGTTCATGTTGATGGTATGGCCAAAGAATATGATTTTACTTATAGTAAAATTACTGGCAGGCAAAATATAATTAAGCCTTTTGAATCTGATACACCACACCACCACATTGGTAAATCCACTTTAGTTGGTGTATATTATGCCGATGTGCCGATAAATTCTGGTGACATTCTATTACATGACCCAAGAGGTCCAATGGTATGGAACAATCTTGGATTTAATCCAAACGACCCTATTGCCACCAAGAGTGCAAGGTGTTACCATCGTGTAAAGCCACACAATGGCCTGTTACTATTATTTCCAGGTTCACTGGTTCATTCTGTTGAAACCAATTTAAGCAACCAAAACAGGACCTCCATTGTTATCAATGTTCATCACTAATGTTTAATTTCTGCCCACCTAAAGTCCTTGCTGACTTAAAATCCGAAACCTTTCCTGATGGTAAGCGTTACTATACGCTAGAAGATGGTACAAAGTTACCTTCTGTAACTACGGTGCTTGGCGCCCAAAAGAAAAAGGCCATCATGGAGTGGCGCAAGCGAGTTGGTGAAGAAGAAGCCAATCGTGTATCACGCAAAGCAACAGGTCGTGGCACCAATGTTCATACATTATGTGAAAGATATCTAAACAATGACTTATTAGGTGATATCATGCCTGATGCAAAAGAAATGTTTATGTCATTGAAACCTTTACTCAACCGTATTAATAATATTCATTACCAAGAGTGTGCTTTGTGGTCAAAACAATTAGAGATGGCAGGTCGTGTAGATTGTATTGGTGAGTTCGATGGTAAGTTATCTGTGATTGATTTTAAAACATCCAAGAAGATTAAAACAGAAGCTCACATTGAAGATTACTTTTGGCAAACTACTGCATATGCTTTGATGTATGAAGAAATGATTGGTACACCGATTGATGATATTGTTATTATTATGGCGGTAGAGGATGACCAACCATTATTATTCAAACAAAAGACCGCAGACCATATTCATGGATTAGTTAAAGCAATTCAGTTTTATAAAGGTCAATAATGTTAACTGATTTTATTGAGATACCTAATGTATTTGACAATGTTGATGAAATTGTTACACTTGCAAAACAACAATTATATGTCCTCAAAGAAGTTCACTATCACAATGAAGATAATAATACATTCTATAGCGGCGTAAGGTCCAAAGGCCTTGAAGATATCCATAAAGATAAATTCTTACAAATGATGGATGAGATATTTTCAAAATGTATAAAACACCGTTTTATTAATGATTTACATAAGGTGAAATACATATACGGATGGAAAGCTTCTGGTTATTTTCATATCATGAGGGAACAAGATAAATATAACGACCAATGGATGCATAAAGATGATTTAGCATTGCTTGCTGGAGTTGTTTATCTTAATCCTAATCCTAAACCAAATACAGGAACGATAGTTAATGTAAATGGTGAAGAAAGAATAGTTAAGAATGAATACAATAAATTGGTAATGTATAATACCGATTTTTGGCACGCACCACAAGGTGGATTTGGTGAGGACACAAATGATTCTAGGTTATCATTTGTATTTTTTATAACAGATTTTAAAATGCACGTTCAAGTAGATAAAGAAAAAGATGAAAAATAAACTTTTAATTGCATTACTATTCGTTGCTGGTGCAGCATTTGGCCAGAATAAACAAGGTGTTGTATATGATATTACAGTTACCCGTGTTGTTGATGGTGATACGGTAGATATACAAGCCTTGTGGTTGCCGGATCCCTTGAAAAAAGAATTGGCAATCCGTGTGTATGGTGTAGATACTCCAGAAAAAGGATTTCGTGCTAAATGTCCAGCAGAAGATGTAAAAGGTCAAGCTGCTACAGTATTCACTAAGAGTGTTATTAACGGTTCAACCAAAAGGCAAATGGTATTAATGGATTGGGACAAATATGGTGGCAGAATTCTTGCTGATATATTATTGGATGGTAAATCTCTACGAACCATGTTAATTTCACAAGGTTATGCTCGAGAGTATTATGGCGATGCAAAAACAAGTTGGTGTAATTAAAGTATACTCTTGCCTTTTTATGTATTTTGTAGTATAATAGTTTCCTATTTCACATTACAAAATAGGTGGTGGGTCGGACACATTTGCATCACATTATGAAAAAAACAAATTTAGTACCAGAACCAAATATCACTTATTATTACCAATTATTCACAAATGAAGAATGTGATTGGGTTGTTAATAATATACCAAGTTTCTTTCCTTCTTTAAATTTTAATATGAAGGAAAGAAAATCAGAGAACACCGACTATCGTACCAGTAGTTCATATTCGGATGCTAGTGGTATCTTTGATAAGATTAGGCAAAAGATATTTGATAGTATTAAGGACCAATTTGATAATATTACCATTGAACAGCTTGAATGTTTACATATATTGAGATATAATGAGGGAGAAGAATATAAGAAACATACCGATTTCTTTAATAATCCTACTACAAAAGTAACCGATAATGATAGGATTGCTACGGCAATTTTATATTTGAATGAAAGATTTAAAGGTGGAGAAACCTTATTTCCTGACATTGGATTGAAGATTGTGCCAGAAAAAGGTTCTTTAGTATTTTTCGATTATAAATATTCCTACGAAACAAATAATAAAACAATGCACACAGGTTTACCTGTAATAGAAGGAACAAAATATATTGCTACCATATGGGTTCGAAAAGAACCTTTCACAATTCGCCGGTGACGCTCACCGAATTTTTAATACTCCACAAATTTAAATCACATTCGTAATTGGAGACCAAGACCAGAATATCGGTCGTAATCAAAAAGGAGAAATGATGTTAAACATCAAATTACTCAGTAACAAAATTGCAACAATAATCGTTGCCACAATTTGCACAGCATTGGTATTTTCTGCGCCATCCATTTCAAAGGATGTTTATGTTTATGTAACTAAACAAGAAGTAGCTGCCAACTACAATAAGCAGGTAGATTGCCTTGCCAAAAATATTTACTATGAATCAGCCAATGAATCTTATGAAGGTAAATTGGCAGTAGCACAAGTAACAATGAATCGTGCCGCTAGTGGAAAATTTCCATCGGACATATGTGCTGTTGTATATCAAAAAACAACCACATCATCCAATTCAGTTACTTGCCAATTCTCATGGACTTGTATGGTTGTATCGATGACAAGGGACAAATACAAATGGGAAGAATCGGTAATGATTGCTAAACGTGCCTTGACAGAACCATTCTTACATGATACAATAGCAGAATCAAATGCATTGTATTACCATGCAGTTTATGTAAATCCTGGTTGGAATAAAACCAAGGTTGTTAAACAAATAGGTAACCACATTTTCTATACAAAAATATAATATGCCAACCCGTGATGAAATAAAAGAATTTAGTATGCTGATTGAAAAGATGGCAGTAGATGAGAAATTAGGTTTAATGGATGCTATCTGCCATCATTGTAAAGAAACTGGACTAGAAGTCGAGGTGGCAGCCACCTTGATTTCTTCTGCACTTAAAGCCAGAATTAAAGAAGAAGCACAAGAATTAAATTTGATTAAGAAAAGTTCTAAACTACCCATTTGATTATGAATGACAATACAGGCTTCGCTGCTTTTGCGTTATACAATTCACTTAAGCTACATTTTACATCCGATTCTTACGATTACTTCAAGTATCATGGCAAGACCAATGTATCCAAACAAACCTTTTCGACAAGAAAAGATAAGTACCATTTCTACAAACTTTCTCGTAAATATGGCACAGAAGAATTAAAGAACTTTTATATTGCCAATTTTGTAAGTGGTAATGATAAGTGGGTGGGTAGTATGTTGCAAGATGGTGAGGAGAACTACACCAAATGGTCCAAAACGCAACAGAGCTTGACCTATACAGTAGAGAATGAGATAATAGACCTATTCGATAAAGTTGATGGTGCAGAGTTTTGGTCGATGGAAGATTACTTTAAACCTATCGATGGCGGATGGCCAAATCTAATTACCAGAATGATGCAAGGTAAGATATCATTGGAAACTGTTTGTATTCTGGTTGATATTATTGGTTGTATGCCACGTTGGGAAAAGGAAATTACAGAGGATATTATCTGGCCATCCAATCAACGAATAATTAAAAAATACACACCATTTATTGAATATGATAAGGCAAAGTTTACCATATTTTTGAAGGAAAAGATTAAAGAATATGCCTAAATATATTGACATAGAGAACATCCTATGTTATACTAGAAGTTGATTATGAGTAGTAATTTGAAAGTAGTTTATACTCCGTTTATATTCCGTTTATACGATAGAAAGGTAGCACAATATGAGTTTCGCAAATCTCAAACGCCAATCAGGCAATCTCGATAAATTATCCAAAGCAATCGAGGCATTAAGTTCCCCATCAGATGATTCAGGTAAGTCAGATAATTTCTGGCGTCCAGAAGTGGACAAAGCAGGTAATGGCATGGCCGTTATTCGTTTCTTGCCAGCATCCGAAAAAGATGGTGACGATTCTTTACCATGGGTTAAAATTCATTCACATGGATTCCAAGGACCTGGCGGTTGGTTAATCGATAACTGTTTAACCACAAAGAATCAACAATGTCCAGTATGTGAGCATAACTCTACATTATGGAATTCTGGCATTGAAGCCAACAAAGATGTTGTTCGTAAGCAAAAGCGTAAGTTAAATTACATTGCAAACGTATACATCGTATCTGACCCAAAACATCCAGA